GGTAGCAACGAGCAATATAGCAACGCTCAACTTCATATTGTTACTTCACAATACAATCCACACTTTATTGTATCGTTTGAGAATATTTTTCCAATCTCGTTGTCTGGTCTACAGTTTAGTGCTACAATGAGTGATGTGGAATATCTCACAGCAGAAGTTACATTCAAGCATCAGAGATTTTTCATTCTAGATAAGAACATGAAACCCCTATGAATTTTGAAACTCTTCGTAATAAATTTGACAAACTACGTGAGGAATGGTCTGAAGATAGCGCAGTAGATTTTCAGTTCAAGAATAAACAGTATACCACAGATCTTGGACAACTTGCGTTAGACATCCCTTTCCAACACAATAAATACTTAAACCATTACACTGACATTTGCCAGATCAAAACATCTCTGGAGTTTGAAATCAGAAAGCTTGTAAAAGAAAAGCGTGAGTATTATAGCGGTGAAGCAGATGCTCGGGTATACGCAGAAAAACCCTTTGGAGGAAGAATACAAACTTCCGAAAAGATGAAGACTTACCTAGAGAGTGATGATGAGATTATCAATCTAGAGGCAAAGATCAAATTTCTAGACCAGATGTTGTACTGGTTAGATCAGGTTATGAAGCAGATTTCAAACAGAGGGTTTCAGATCAAGAGTGCCATTGAGTGGGAGAAATTTATCAATGGACAATAATGACACTCCTTTCGGTCAAGAAAAAGAATGAAGTCTATGTGACAATTCAATCCACAGAGCCCCATGTTCATATGGAGCTCTCGGATTATTTTACATTTGAAGTTCCAGAAGCAAAGTTCCTGAAGAAGAACCCACGTTACAAATACTGGGATGGAACTATTCGTTTGTATTCACCTGGGACAGGAGAGTTATACGGTGGACTGATGAAGCACTTAGAAGTGTGGGCAGCAGAACGTCAGTACACTATTAAATATGAAAAGAATGATTGGTATGGCGATGTTCAAGAAACTAACGACTTTGTTTCTCCTGCTGGTATCAAAACCTTTATGGACAAAATCACCAGAGAGGGAATTACTCCAAGAGACTATCAATACAACGCTGTCTACGAAGCAATAAAGTATAACCGCAAGCTACTTCTTTCTCCTACGGGAAGCGGTAAATCTTTGATGATCTATTCCCTCGTCAGATACTATACTGCTACCAACAAGCAAACGCTCATCATCGTCCCTACTACGTCCCTCGTAGAACAGATGATTAATGATTTTAAGGATTACGGGTGGAATGCTGATGATTACGTCCATAAGATTTACTCTGGTAAAGATAAGAATACTGATAAACCCATCATCATTTCCACTTGGCAATCAATCTATAAGTTTCCCAAGAGATACTTTGATGACTTTGATTGTGTGATTGGTGATGAGGCACACCTGTTTAAGTCTAAGTCACTTACTGGCATTATGACAAAGCTTCATAATGCGAAATATAGATTTGGATTTACTGGCACCCTTGACGATAGTAAAACACATAAGTGGGTATTAGAAGGTTTATTTGGAGATTGTGAGCGTGTAACAAAAACAGATGATTTGATACGCCAAGGGCACCTAAGTAAATTTAGGATCAAAGTGTTGCTTTGTAAGCACGCTCCGCAATACTTTGAAAGCTACCACGATGAAATTGAATATCTTATCAATCATAAAGGTAGAAATGTTATTATCAAAAATCTTGTCAAAGATCTAGATGGTAATACGCTTGTGCTATTCAACTATGTGGAGAAGCACGGAGAACCACTTTTTGAATTGATAAATAGCGTTATTGATCCCTCACGAAAAATCTTTTTCGTTCATGGTGGGACTGACGTTGAAGACAGAGAAGAAGTCAGACAAATTACTGAGAGTGAAAACAACGCTGTAATTATTGCCTCATACGGCACCTTCTCTACTGGCATCAATATCAAACGTCTACACAATATTATATTTGCCTCTCCAAGTAAATCACGCATCCGCAATCTTCAATCGATAGGCAGAGTGCTCAGGAAAGGTGAAGGAAAAGATATAGCTACACTTTACGATATTGCCGACGATATTGGCGGACAGAACTACACACACAAACATCTAAACGAAAGAGTGAATATCTACAACGAAGAAAACTTTAAGTATGAAGTTATAAAGGTAAATTTACGAGCAAGTTAAATATGGAAGAAGAATTTTATGCCACACTAAAACTGGTCTCTGGTGAAGAAATTGTTTCTAAAGTTTGTTATCTACCAGATGAGGATAAAATTTTATTAGATAAACCACTTCAGGTTGAACAAGCTAAACAAAAGAAAGGTCATCTTGAGGTGACAGGATTTACTTTCAAGGAATGGGTATCAGCAACGTTTGACGACATGTTTGTTATTCGTAGAGATCATGTCCTCACGATGATTGAGATTGATGAGACCATCCAAGAGTTTTATGAAAAAACCGTTAGAAGATTGGAAAGCGGCAGACAACTAACTGGTAAAGGAAACAAATTACCAAGAAGAGCTGGTTACCTAGGTTCAATTCAAGAAACTAAAAAATCTCTAGAAGATATATTTAATAAAAGCTAAACTCAACCTTGAACCCTTGACAGAGTTATTGTACTAAGTTTCTGAGGTTGTGTCAAGCCCCCTTTACATTTGAGTATTGGTATGCTACACTTGATACAGATTATGTGAGATACCCGTGACATTCGCAGTAATGACTAGAAAAAAGCAAACAGAAAATTACGTTAATAATAAGGAATTCCTTGCTGCGATCTCTGAGTATCGACAGAAAGTTATTGCTGCGAAAGAAGCAGGGAAACCTCGACCACGAGTAACAAATTATTTGGGTGAGTGTTTCCTGAAGATCGCTACACACTTATCATACAAACCTAACTTTGTCAATTACATGTTTAGGGAAGATATGATTTGTGACGGGATTGAGAACTGCCTTCAGTATATTGATAATTTTGATCCAGAGAAATCCACTAATCCGTTTGCTTATTTCACACAAATCATTTACTACGCATTCCTTCGTCGTATCCAGAAAGAGAAGAAACAGCTTGAGATCAAGGGTAAGATCTTAGAGCGTTCAGGATATGACGAAGTAATGCACACAGACACATTTGATGGTAGTATGTCAGGTATGAACGCATCTTATTCTGATATGGGTACGATCAAAGAAAGTATTGAGAACCGAATGAACCGATGAATGATTATGAATGGATTGACAACTGTTTCCGTGTCGAACAGAAACGCTTTGGAACTTGGTCTAGCTATGACAAAGATGGCAAGGGCATCCTTACCGCACTCCACAAGGATGGTCTTATCGCTGCAACCCGTTGGTATCTACAAGCAAAACAAGAAGGGTTCTCTGAAACAACTATTCAATACGATGGAACTGTTGGAGGAAAATTATGAAGATCGCTCTGATCACAGACCAACACCTTGATGGACGTAAAGGATCTCTAGCATTCTGGAACTTCTTTCAAAGGTTTTACGATGAAGTATTCTTCCCTACGTTGGAAAAAGAAAAGGTTTCTACCATTATTGATCTTGGGGATACCTTCGACAATCGTAAGTCAATTGACTACAATACGTTCAATCGTGTCAAGGAGAATTACTTTGAAAGATTACAGGGTTATGATGTTCATATGCTTCTTGGTAATCACTGTACTTACTACAAGAATACCAACCGTATCAACTCACCTGAACTCTTACTTAACCAATATCCAAACATCAGCATTTATGCTTCACCAAAGCATATTAAACTAGGCAGCAAAAAGTTTCTGATGTTGCCTTGGATCAACACAGAGAACCGTGATGATGTATTGAAGCTACTTGAGACAAGTGATGCTGATAATGTATGCGGTCATCTTGAGATCAACGGGTTTGAAGTTACTCCTGGTATGAAGTTCGATCATGGTGGTCTTGAAGCACCTGTCTTCAAAAACTTCAAGCGTGTTTGGTCGGGTCATTTCCACCACCGCTCAAAGAAAGGGAACATCCAGTATCTTGGTAACCCTTATCAAATGTTCTGGAACGATTATAAGGACACCCGTGGATTTCATATTTACGATACTGAAACTGATAAACTTAAGTTTGTCCCTAACCCGTTTGAGATCTTCGACAAGATCTTCTACAACGACAAGAAAGAAGACTACAACAAACAAGATGTGTCATGTTATAAAGACAAGTACATCAAGATCGTCGTTGAAGAGAAGTGGGACTACCAAATGTTTGAAACGTTGGTTGATCGTCTTTACAAC